AAGGAGTACACATACGTTTATTACACCCCTTTTTGACCCTTTTTTACCGCTCATCACCCATACACTGCCGTTCATACCCCCTCCCCACTCTAAAAACTTATAGCAATCCCTTGAAAAGCCCCGTGAGCCTTGGTCCTTGGTCCTTGGTCCTTGGTCAGACCTCACTGCAACTCCACCGCCCGATGCCGCTGACTGGTGTAGGAAAGGACTGCCGCGTGGACGTGTTCGCCAAAGGTGATCTCTTGCACCCCCTCAACATCGTCTTGTGTCATAGCGGGTCCGAGGAAGATCAATTTTTGTCCATCGGCGAGGGTCACGTAGAGGACCTGTACCTCTTTTTGAAAGCCAAAAGCATCTAAAACGGCCTCTGAAAGCTTTGATAGTGCGTTTACGTCCATGGATATTTCCTTGTGATTAAAGATGACGGGAGAGGCAGATTGCATGCCCGCCTCATGCCTGATGTCGCAGCGTCACGTCCACTGAACGCCGCACAAGGACACGCTTGCATCTGCCATGCTAGTGCCCCTGCTGTACAACCTGTGCCTTGTCAGCCCACGCCCTGTAAATAGTCCGCAGCGTCGTCATAGCCCGCTTGTCTGAGCATCTTCAGGCAATGATCGAGCCTACGCTCACTGACATCGAACGTAAAGGATTCCATGCTTGCCAGATCGGCGTGAAAGCGTACGTAGCGGGGACTTACTTCTTGAATACGCATGCCAGCTTGTCTTGCCAGCGCGGGCAGATCATAAGAGATCATGACATCCCCGCTGCGACCTGGACAATGGCTCGGAGCATGGCGCGGCGTGGGTTACTCTGTTTGAATTCGCCACAACTGATCGTGCCTTCCTGGTTAGAGACCACAACCATGGCCAGGGGATCGCCAGATGCGGTTGCCCAGCCGTGTTTCACGTTCAGATTCAAATCAATCACAAGCTGGAGCGCTTGATCAGCGTGAATCAGTGGATCCCAGCGCGAGTAAAAGGGCAGCACGGACCCTGTGTCGTGAGTGCGCAGGAACATGTTGTCTTCCTTGTTCCATTCCCCGGTGATGCCAGCCGCCTTAGCGGCCTTGATGATGAGTTCTTTGTCAGTCATGCGCTCTTCCTCATGAGTAGTTCTTTGATATGTTCTGGGACCTTGGGCAGTGGGGCCCAGGCCACGGCCCAGTCAGCCCACGTACCAACGATGCACACACCACCGGGGTTTAACAGCAACATCTTTACACCAAGCGGCGGCTCCTGATCTTCAACGGTGCGCCAAAAAGCCTCGCCAGATAAGTAAGACGTGGCTTTCTGAAACATGTTGTGATCACCGCTCATTTCTTTCCCCTTGCTCGGATTGCTTGCGCGGCCACCTTTGTAATGTCTGACGCATATTCAGGATGTACAGCAAGCACATCACACACTTTTGCACACACCTCTCGTTCATGCGCGGCAACAAGGGCAGCGAAGCGTGTTACAGAACCTAATGGCTTTTCGTCAGATCCGTAAGCCAATCCAGCCTCCCGCGCCATGCGGATTATTTCTTCTCTATCCATGATTCTTCTCCTTCAAGGCTTGCTCAATGGCACGTGCGAACCCCCACCGATCAAACCACGCTGCATTACCTTCGTCGATTTTCTGGGACAGATAACTCAAGTCCTGAATCTCCTCATCCGTCAGCCCAACCCATGTGCGCCTGTAAAACCCTGCGCTGTTGAGAAGTTCTTCAAGACCAGGGCCAAAGATTTTGGTTGATTCTTTGTTAATTTTTACGCTTAATTGCATCTGGCGCTGCATACCGTCAACGAACCCACGCTCGTATTCTGGCCCGTCTGCGGATGTCCTTGCTGTTTTGTTTTCAGCCATGATTCTTCTCCGCAAGGAACTTGTCTATGGCGTTTATAAGCTCCGCTCTGTCAGTGTATTTGTCGTAAAAATCTTCTGCTTCATTTAGCGTCAGTCCAACCCATTCATGTTCAGCTTTTGATGTTTCATCGACACGTTCTTGTGATGTGTCGTCGGCATCGACAAGTGCTTGACGCAGGATGGCGATGGCTTCAGCGTAGTAATTTTCATCGCCCGTTTCCGCCAGCATCTCTGCGCTTGCATCCTCTAGCACCTCTATCGCTTCTTCAATAGCTTCTTTATCCATGATTCTTCTCCTTTAGCTTGGCTTCGACTTCACGGAGCAATACATAGGCATACCGTTTAAACCGAGCAACCAGCTCATTAACCTCTTCATCCGTCAGCCCAACCCATTCATGTTCACGTTTTATCGTTTCGTCGACACGTTCTTGTGATGTGTCGTCGGCATCGACAAGTGCTTTGCGCAGTGCGGTGATGACTCCTTCTAGTTTTTGGTCGCAATACACGTCATCCGCAATCTCGTTCAACATAGCAAGCGCCATCTGCATAGCTTCTCTGCTCATCGATCCCTCGCTTTCAGCATCGCGTCTGCAATCATGTAAGCCTGCCTCGCGGTTGCATCAAAATAATTCCCCTGCGCCAGTGCCTGCATCGCCTTTCCTGCAAAGTAATCACGCAGGGACATACCTGATTGGATTAGGTGCGAATGTGTAACGGGAAACGCTGCCCCACCATCCGTTGGTGTCTTTGCTGTTTTTGTTTTCACTCATATTCACCACCACTTTTGGGGTTCAAGAAATAAAGCAGCACAGACTGCTGCCATCGCAAACCACCCACCTGCTGCCATCGTCATAGAGATACCCAGACCGAGCAGGGCGAGCACACGAAACCACATATCAATTTCACCTAGCTTCATGTCCGCGCCCCTATGCCAAACGGATCATGCCAAGATCTCGTTACCTTAGGCTCGCGTTTCTTGTAGGTTTTGTATTCATCCTTGACTGCAAAGCAGATCACCATCGTCTTTTTCCAGAGCACCTCTTGCTGCTTGTAGCCTTTTGTCTTAATGACCAGATCGTCTGCCGCTAACTCAACCAGCAACTGGTCAGCACGGCGCTTAGTGATCTTGAACTTCTCCCCGACATGCTCTGCCGTAACGGGATTCTTGAGTCCCCGCAGATAATCGAAGATCATCTGCTTTCGACGCTCCTTTGGTATTTGAGTCATAACTTTCTCCTGTAGTAAAACGCCCAAGCCCCTCGAAAGAACATCGTCTTATCGACCAGACCTTTCGCTTCGAGCGCTCGCATCATCTTGAGCGCATTTTGCGGCGTACAACTAAAACTTTTGGCTAATCCCGCAAGCGACATCCAGTCATCAAGCGCCTGTAAGTACCGCTCTTGCGTCGGCGTCAGCGCCTTGTACTGGTTAAGCAACTGCTTGCTAAACTGTTTGACTGCTTCTTCATGCTCGGGCCTGCCTGAAAGCAGCACGCCCGTGCGACGAGCCAGCTTGAGGATCTCGGCATTGTTCATGCCCTATCTCCTGCGTGTTGTTTCCACGCCTCCTTCTCCTTCATGCGTTGCTCGTGGACTTCCATGAGCAACTCTGCTGCCTCTTTGATCTTGAACTTCTCATTCGTGCAGAAGTCAGGAAGGCCCTCGGCGTAGCCCTCCAACCACGCCGCGAGCATCGCAAATTTGTAAGCTGGACTCATCGTTTGCCTCCCTTGTGAAGCCGGACAAGTTTCCGGAGCGTCGCATTCAAAATCTGGTGAATCCGGCTGTCGCTAAGGCCATAGGCCCTAGCTACATCGCACTGCCGTTGGCCCTGGGCCATGATCCGTAAAACGATGTCCTTGCTCCGCATATCGGGCGCATACGCACCGATATACGCATTCGGATCAGCAAGATCAAGCGCAAGAAACGCTTGAACGTAGCGATTCCTGCCCATGACTAAGGTCTCAACCACTGTTGCCAGTTCTTTGTCCACTCGCGAGGCCACAAGGTCCGCTCTTCGACCTGGGCCCCGAGAGCAAAGAGCTCCGAGGCAGAGAGCCGTTGGCCTTTATCCTCTTCGTGTTCATCCATCTTCCGAATGCTGTTGTAGGTCGTCACAAAGGCCCCTGGCTGCACCCAGCATGGCTTGCTGTAGTGCGGCAGGTAGGTCATGCCATTTAAAACGAACACAGGCTCGGGAGCCGTGATCGCCATAACTTTAGTCTGTGTCGGATAAATAGTCACAATGATCGTCCTCTAATTAAGTCCGCAACACCCCGCGCTGCCACGGGGTCTGCAATTTGTGCGCAAATCTCACGCTCCTCTTCCACCATTGCTTTCACAAGCTTGGCAAGTGCTCGCTCATCGACTTCGTAAACCACCCACTGCTTGTTGATCTTGCGCAGTTCCTTGAACCCGTGGTCCTTGGTCCGTGAGCGAAGCTCCAGGATCAGTTCGCGATCCTCAAAAGACGCCATGCCCTTCATGATGACGCCTCACTGCGCGCCATGAAAGGTGGGTCTTTGTCATCATCATCGATAGCTGCATCCAGCATCTCGATAAGCCGTGTGAGGTGGCGCACAAGCCGCCAGTCGTGGTGATCAATCGCCACTTTGATCACCTGAACGATTG